GATATGCTTATCCCAAAAGAACCATCAAAGGAGTTGCTACCGTCTCTCTAGATTGTGTTACCACCCTGTAGACAATCTGTCAACACTGTATTATCATGCAGTTATGTATTTAAAAGATTACATTAGAGAACAAAGACTTAGCATGAGGCGGTTTGCTAGTAAAGCTGGTTTATCTGTTTCTGCTATTTCTCTCATCGTGCGGAATAAACGGTTCCCGCAGCCCGAAACTATGCGTAGGATATTCCTTGCAACAGATGGAAAGGTGAAAGCTGATGACTTCTTCAAGCAATACCACGGACAATGACGATGACTGGGTTACTTGCCCTGACTGCGGCGGTCAAGGTGAGTACCAAGTTGAGGTTGCCGTTGTTGACCACATGCGCGGTGGCTATCTGCAAGACGTAACTGTCGAGTGTGAGTTATGCGGTGGGTTCGGTGAAGTCGAGTCTGATGAGGCTGAGATATTTATTGAAGTGCATTTAGAGGGTGGTGACAGCTATCACTAGGTGGGTGTATCGCTATGCACACAAGGATGAACCTGTGCCGGATGGCTGGGTTTCTCGTCTATGTGTAGGGCGGCACGGTGCAGAGGGATATGTAATATGGAGTCGGCAAGTGAGGGACAGACAGAAAGATGATTTCTATCCAACGCCGTTAGTGGCTGTTGAAGCGTTGATGGATGTTGAAAGTTTTGAAGGTGGCATATGGGAACCAGCTTGCGGTGATGGTGCTATCTCCGAACCTTTCTCGCATTACTATTCTGTGACTAGCACAGACTTAAATGATTATGGCTATGGTAAATCTGGTGTTGATTTTTTGATGGAGTCGCGTCTGCTTGCACCCAACATTGTCACCAACCCACCATACAAACATGCTGAAGCGTTCATACAGAAAGCTATTAACTTACAAGCCAGAAAGCATTGCTGGTTGTTGCGTCTGTCATTTCTTGAGGGAAAGCAACGCCGCGTTTCTCTGTTCGATTCGCATAGGCCAGCTAGGGTTTGGGTTTTCTCTCAACGCCTGACTATCTGGCGCGGTGATGAGAAGCCTAGCGGTAGCGGCACGACTGCGTATGCGTGGTTCGTATGGGATGGCAAGGCAACAGACACAAAGGTAGAGTGGCTATGACAAATTCTAGGGTAAAAGGTGCCTCGTTCGAACGCACCTGTGCTACAAAGATTAACCAATGGTTTCAGGATTACACAGGGTATGACATCGAAGTGAAACGCGATTTAGAACAATACAGGTCAAGTGACCACGGCGATTTAATCGGGCTACCTGGGTGGACAATCGAGTGCAAGAGATACAACAGCAACGGTTCTGTTTTCTATCGCAGGGAATGGTGGGAACAGGTTGTTACTGCCTCTCTGTCTGCTGGTACGCAACCCGTTCTCATTTATAAGTATGACAGGCAGCCTATGTGCTGTGTGGTGTTTCTCTCTAGCATTAGCCCCAGCTATGTCAGCAAGCAAAGCACCGCGATTATCTCGTTCGATACTTGGCTAATGCTGGCGGCTGACTCATTGTGTGATTAGCTCCGTAAAATTCCTCTGGCATTTTGTTGTGTTTAGCCTTGTTTTCCTCTGCGGTAATTACTTGCAGATTCCACGGCACGTTTAGGCCGCATATATTCTTGCCTTGTAGTGGGTAGTAATGGTCAACGTGGTATTCAACACCAGTTTTTCTTGATATCTTTTCTCTGTATTTATGTATGCGGTGTATCTCAGCTATATCTACCCATTGAGGCGTAGCCTGTGCCAGCTTTTTGGTGCGCTTGATAAAGTATTCCGTAAAGTAATACGGGTTTTCTTTATTCCATTTCTTTTTATAGGCTTTGTTTAGTTCTGTATATCTCTGTCTGTTATCGCGCTTGTGCTTTTTCTTATACGCAATTATCTTTGGGTCTGCGTTCTTTAGCCTCAGACATTCCATACAGCACCCATTGCTAGTCTGGCGCGGCGCAACATGCCCTCGCTTGCATGGTATGCCATGAAAGTAGGTTTTCTCGCCTTTCTCTATAGCCGCTTTCCTCGCCGCTTCTCTGGCTGGCTGTTCATGCTTTGGGTTGCCAGTGGCTGTCAGGTCGGTGCTTTCTCTACTAATCTTTTGGTATTTTTTTGATTGTTCGTTACTGCATACAGCGCAATTATGATTCGCAACCCTGCGTTCTGCGACATGCCCTTTACCACATGGCTTGCCTGTAAAGTAGCGCGACAACCCTTTCTCTTTTGCTTCTTGTCTTGTGATTATCTGCATGTGAAACCCTCCTTTTCAATGCGTTATAAATTTGTGGTTGACAGGTTTTTTCTGCTTTGTATAATCCGCATTAGCGGAGTTTTATAAAACTTGCTATGCTAAACTTGCTACATAAAACCTGATATTTGATATAAAAAATCTGGATGTTAAACTTGCTAAGCCTAGCAAGTTTTATATAACTTGCTATGCTTAGCACCCGTTTCTCTCCTATTTTTCTTCTAGTTCGATAGCTTCAATAGCCATCTCTATGACTCTGCTGATAGTTGTTTCGCCGGATTCATAGGCTTGAATACTTCTGCGAGACAGCCCCAACCTTTCAGCAATTCCCTGTTGCGTATAGCCAAGAAACTGCCGCCTTTCTCTAAACTCTGTTGGTGTCATCATCAATCTTCTAGCCCCATCGGTTGCTTTTTCAGCAATTCTTCTCTGATGCTGTCGGTGATAGTGGCAACACCTACATCAAGTAAATCCATGTCGTGTTGATGGATTAGGTGCCGCATGTGCTGCCGCGCTTTCTCTGCTGAGTCGAAGCAATCCCAGGACTGAACCTCGGTTGATTGGCCTACCGCATCTCTGCGATAGGCTACTGTTGCGAATACTAGGTACATTTTATGCTTCCTCTCTTGTGTTAAACATTTTAGCTATTTTAGACATTTTCAAAATGCTGCTTCTCTAATGCTATTGTCATTACATGACCTTGTGCATCACGCAGCCCAACTTCATAGATAAACTCGCCGTTTCTCTGCAAGTCATCCTCTAGGCTTGCACAACGGTTTATCTCTGATGCGATACCGCTTGCCCATAGGTCAAACACTCTTGGGTTGTATTCTTGGTGCGTATCAATCCAATCTTGAATGTGATAGATGCCCTCTTTGTTTACTTGTGCCATTGGTTTTTCCTCTCTGTGCGTTTAATGGCGATTTAAAGGCCATAGACAGGCTTTGACCCGTCTATGGTAGGTTTACTAGGCGAAGGTATCTATTGCCCACTTGATGGCTTGCCAGAGCCATGCCTCGGCACCCATTAGGCCATATATGACAACACCCATAACCAGCAGAAATATCGTGCCGTTGATAAGTTCTATTGCGCCTCTGTTCATGGTCACACCTCGCCGCGTAGTTCATAGATTGATATTAGTTGATGCCATGGCCTGTACTCGCCTATTTGTCTGCGTATGGTGTAGGCATCAGCAAGCCATGTTTTCCACTGTCTTGAATTTTCCACGCAATAAAACTGCGCTTGCTTTTCTGCAAATATGATTTGCTTTATTTTGTTGCGGTTCATTGTTTGCCCTCCCTATTTGCAAGACCATAATTCAGCCAAGGCCTCATCGAGGCCAAGCGTATCATCATAATAATAAGCCTCTGCTTTATCAAACCACCAATAGCCTTCAATGGTTTTGGTGCGTGTGTTAATCCAGATATTCGGGCCGCCAAATGCAACCAACACTCTTGCGCCTAGGTATTCGCCTTGGCTGCTAACTGTATATTCAATGTCAAGCGCGTCCGACAGATAGTCATAAGCGTTGCATGGTTCCTCTGAGTCGTGCGTTTCGTATTCGCCTGAGTCAATTTGTTCTGCAATGTGTTTGCATTGCTGAAACAGTTGTTCTTGTGTGTCTATCTTTTCCATTGTGTAACCCTCCAAGGTTTGTTGCGTTGTCGGCTAGTCGCCGCATAGATTGCCGCCGTAACAGCAAGCTATGAGGCGGCACGGTTGCCCGTGCCAGCCATTGTTAGTAACTGCTAACCCTCTTCGATTGCAGATAAGTTACACTGTGCAAGCCTTCGCCCCGCGCATAGTTGCGCTTCGCGTCGTAATGACTAGCTGCCCGGATATACGCGCCGTTGCTGGTTCCGCGATAGCTAACAAAGAAAAGCGGCAACATATTATATTTTGTTTGATATGACATTGTTTAGCCCTCCAGTGTTGACTCGATTAATGGTGCAAAGAATATGACAAGGCCGAGAATGGCAAAGCCGAGCGGGAAGAATAAGCCTGACTGAAAGCCTGTGATAGCGTCCATTACAGATGCCAGCATCATTACAAGGCCGATAATCATAAGCAGGATATTGTTGAACATTGTTTAGCCCTCCAAGGTTTGATTGTTATATGCACATAAATTCAATAACGACACCATCGGTAATAGATACCAGTGTGTACTCGTTGGCCTCAATGTCGTGAATGTCATTCTCCGACAGTGTATAAGGCGAATGGTCGACCACATGCTGCACGCGGCGCGCCACTTCGTCGTGAATCCAGTCGTGCGCTTCGTCTACGTTGTCGAATGTCATTTTAGTTGGATTCGTATCCATAATGTCGATTGAATAAGATACTGTGATAGTCATTGTTTAACCCTCCAATAAAAACAAGTGATGAGACCTACATAAGCGCACTATCTGCGCACGTCAAGACACATAATGCAAAAAAATGTAAAAAAAGTTTACACCATGCAAAAAGTTGGGTTTATATATATAAGTGAGGCAAGCGTTGAATTTGTTTAGATTTGTTTTTTGGGGGTTATGGATTTGTATTTCATAACACACACAGCGCACGAGTCACACCGCGCTGCATTGCATGGCGGCAAGGCTAACACAAGACGGACAGTGTGGCAATAATGCAACAGTGTGACATATCTGCCACAGTCCAGGCATAGGGGGGGCATGTTTTGAGAGGCGACACCCCCGACAGCGACCGCCGCGTTCTATATATGTTAAATAGTCCTTTACAACACACAGGCAGAACTACATGACCAAACTAACAAAGCAGCGAACCGACATTATCTTATCCAGCATAGCTGACGGGCATAGCATTGTTGATGTATGCGAGGCCACTGGCGTATCTAGGACTGCGTTCTACCAGCGTTGCAAGCGCGATGAGGAGTTTGCAGCGGCTGTGAAAGAGGCACAGCAGTACAGCGCAGAGAAGGCGTTAGAAGAACTGGACACGTTGTATAGCGATGCGCTACACGGAGTTAAGGATTATAACCCGCATGTGTTGCGTGACTATGCCCATCATGTGCGCTGGAAGGTAGGCAAGGTGTTACCTGAGAAGTTTGGCGAGGCCAAGAACCGTGCTGGTGTAGAGGTGAGTGACGGTACTGTGAGGATATTGTGGGAGAGTGACAGTGGCACAAGCAGTTAAGATACCTTACAAGCCTAGACCCTTACAGGCTGAGATGCACAATAGCTTGAAGCGGTGGAATGTGCTTGTGATGCACAGACGCTTTGGCAAAACGGTCTGGGCGGTAAATGAATTAATCAAGAAGGCTCTGACTTGTGAGTTGCCACGGCCTAGAGTTGCTTTCGTGGCACCTACTTTTACGCAAGCCAAACGTATTGCTTGGGACTATGTGAAGTATTATGCCGGAGTGATACCTGGTGTTTCTTTCAATGAGACAGAATTACGGGTGGACTTTCCTAACGGTGGCAGATTGATGTTGCTGTCGGCAGAAAACCCTGACTCCCTTCGTGGCATTTATTTAGATATGTGTGCTTTCGATGAGTTTGGTATGCAGAACCCAAGGGTATGGGGGGAGGTTGTTAGACCAGCCCTATCCGATAGAGAGGGGGCCGCCATCTTTTTGGGTACACCCGCTGGGCATAATCACTTTTATGATTTGCTAGAGACAGCTAAGTCAGAGGTAGAGAACGGTTCTGAACAATGGTACTGGAAGATTGTTAAGGCCAGCGAGAGTAAGCTGGTAAAGGATGAGGAACTTGCCGCTGCCCAGGCCCAGATGACACCAGAACAGTATGAACAGGAATATGAATGTTCCTTCACGGCTGCAATTATTGGCGCGTATTATGCGAAACTCTTAACTGCTGCTGATGAAGATGGAAGGGTTACGCGCATACCTTACGACCCGATGTACCCAGTGCATACAGCTTGGGACTTGGGTATAAATGATTCAACAGCTATTTGGTTTGCTCAGATATTCCGTGGCGGTGCGGTAAACGTGAT